TAAAAAGAAAGCTGCGGCTAAAGGTAACGTAGATACCTTCATTCAAACGCTTACTGGTCTTGCTGCTTACATTCATGAGTTACAGATACAATCACATTTAATTCATCTTAACTACGAAGCAAATAATTTCCTGGCTGTTCATAAATTTTTAAAGAAACAGTACGAATTACATCTTAAAGAGTTCGACGATATAGGAGAGTATGTTAGATCAATGGACTATCTTTTACCTATGTGTCATGAAGGTTTGATGGATGCAAACAAAGAGTTCGATCATGTGAAAAGCTATGCACCAGAAGAGATGTTAATGACTTATTATAAGAATTTAGAAAAATTAGGCATAATGTCCAAGAAGATACAGGAGACTGCACGTAAATTAAAAGCTATAGATATAGAAAATTATATGGCTGAACTATGTGGAAATGCTTTTAAATCTGCTTGGATGATTAAAGCTACGTTACGAAAAGGATGAAAACTATTTTATTAATGGTAGTAGCTTCAGTTCTTTGGGTTCAAGTACCCCAATGGAGTGATGACTGGTCTAAATGTGCAGTAGATGTACCTGACTCTGCTTGTCACTGGTATGTATCTGCTCCTGACAATACTTTTGGTAAAGGATTTAGTTGGAAAGATGCTCCTTGGTTTGATGCTAATGGACTAAAAGATGTAGCTGGTATAAAAAAGAATACCGTATTACAAACACTGAATGAATCAGACCAAACAACATAAAAAATTAAACAAATTAAATCTTAAAGCAGAACTATGTATTGATAGAGATACAGCTAAAGAAATTATTTTGAAGGCAAATAAGGTACAAAATAAATTTAAGCAACTTCCTTGAAATGATGTATGCGGTGGCAATTACTGCATAAAGGAACGCACTTATCTATCTCTTCCATAACTCTTTTCCATCCATATCCCTGATATATAAGAGTGGATACTTCTCCATCTTTATCCCTTGTGTGATGAAAATCTATAATCCTATGATCTCTAACACCACAATGATCACATCTTATCTTCTTTTTATATTCAACTAACTTTTTATAGTTAGCTTTTATCCTATCTTTATCTTTAGCCCAAGGCATATTAAGTAGTTAATCCTATGTCCTTGAAGTCTTTGTAATCTTCAGGGTCTATATCATTTAATAAGGATGTATCAACAGTGGCTGTGCTTGTTCCCATTGAGAAACACTCATCTATAGATGCTTCATCCTCCAGCTCCGCTTCTGCTACGACTGCGTTATAGACTTCTGGAGTCATTCCATCCATAGGATCTATGTCTATCTCTTTTGGTTCTACTTCATTAGGAGTCTTCCAGAAATAATCATCAACTTCCCCTAGTCTTCCCCATTTGGGTACATGTTCTACATTGAAGTATCTAGTAGACACCTTGAAGTCTGGAGTTTTTAAATTATGATTACTCAACGAAGGATCAGTCATACGACAACGATTATTTGGGAATGCCCCAATCTGTCCATTCTCTAATTCAATAATGTTATGAGACTTATGTTCATCGGGAGATTCTGCAAAATAAAAGTCTGGTTCATTTCTATGTGCATGATAATTATCAATAGTGAATAGATAAGTACCTTTCATTATTCCGTTACTCCTGGTCATGACCTCGAAGTCCATATTGAATATGAGATTCTTTTCTACAACTGTTAAACCAGTATCGAACCCATTCCAAAACTGTAGATCAGTTAAAGGTAAATCAGGTGTAGGAGCCTCAGGCTTATGAGGATGATCGGGATCCCAAGAAAGAAAAGCACTGATAGGTAATTTGTCATACAACGCCCCATACTCTGTAAGATAGGTTTCAAAATATAATGCTCTACCTGTAAGAGATTTACATGTAACCCAATAGCCAAGAGTATATTCTCCATGACCATCTCGTAAGTCTCGGAGATACTCACGTCTTACCCATACCTTTGTAGCTGGTAAATTAGCAACTAATGTAGTCATTCTTCTTCAGCCTCCTCCCAAATCCAACCTATGTGATAGCCGTCTATGAACGTTGGTATTCCGATAGACTGCATAAGTTCATGAATTATTCTTCCCTTACCAGACTTTCTATCATTTTCTTCTGATTTTGGTACATATAAATTATCATCAACTACGATTAATGTTCCTTCTTTAATAACATTTTTTGCAGCAAATATTTCTTTTAAATGATGTGCTGAAGCCTTCCAATCATCTAACCAATTGTATATATTAAATGAGTCTAAATATAGTAAATCAACTTTACCATCTAAGGTAGCTAAATACTCTACTGAGTCCGCTTCAACTATCTCTGCATAGGTTGTTAATTTATCTGCAATTTTACATGCTGCAGGGTCAATATCTACACTAATTAATGTTCCCCCTTGAGTACCTACAAAGTGATCAAATAAAACTGTAGAACAACCATCACCTTCAAAACTATTTTCTTTACGAACCGTTCCTGTCTCTACGATTACAGGGTTTTCTATTGTTTTTAAATGTTCAAAGATTCTGGTAAATCCTACTTCTCTAAGACCTAATAAATGTTTAACACTATCGTAGTATTCTGACCAATCAGGCATAGATAAAGTACAGTCCTTATTTATCTCTTTTTTGGGTGTATTTTCTTTTAATTTCATAACTCTATTCTTACGTAATCTATCTGATGTTGTTTTAAATCTTCCTCATGTTGATCTGCTTTTTGAATAGGGTAATCATCATATGCAAAACCTTTAAATCTCTCTCCTATTTTCTCTCCATAATAGAAACGAGCTTTATTCAAAGACATAAATTTATTTCACTTATTAAGAGCATAACAAAAACTATAATTTAGGGCAAAAAATAATTAGTTATTTTGTAATTTTTCTGATAAATTATAATTAAGAGCTAAATGTTTTAATGTTAATTAACAATTTAGGTGCAAAAAGACTGGATAAAATTAATAAGAATCCAGCACGAATTACCCTAAATGGTAAAAGACATTACACCACTCCTTTAGTTACAGGACCAGCTCCTTCAGTAACTACAATGATTTCAGAAACTGCATCTGAAAAGAATAAAAGAAAGTTAGAAATGTGGGCTAAGAATAATCCGGGAGTAAAAGAAAAGGCAGCAGAAAGAGGAACAGCAATACACTTCGGAATGGAACAATATTTAAAAGGTAATAAAGAACCTGTAATAGATGAGGAATATAAAGACTTCTGGGCTGGTATGCCAAAGATATTAGATCAATTTAGTCAGGTAATATGGGCAGAATCTCCAATACTGGATAAATATAAATTTACTTTAGGTGCTGATGATGTTGCTCGTGTCTGGGGTTATGACGATGAAGGAAGAGCGTGGGCTGGTGCTCCTGACATAATAGGAATTGCAAACAATAAGATTACATTAGCGGACTTAAAAACAAGTGTTAAACCTTACAGTCGTTTCTGGCCGAAGGATTTTGAAAAAGGCTCTCAACCGTGGAAAGATTTGATTGGTGGAAATATGAAATTCAAAAAAACTTGTAAACAATTAGCAGCCTACGATATAGCTATAGAGCAGACTCTGGGTATAAAAGTACAACAGGCAGCGATACTAGTTTCAACTCCAAAAAGAACACAAATATTTAAAATATCACGACGCTTATTAGATACTTTTCGTAACGATTGGTATAAAATTGTAGAAGAATATTATTCACAAATAGAAAACTGTAATGTTTATGATGCGGATGCTATTTAAAGAACTAATAGAAGAGCTAATTAAGTGGCTAAAAAAGATGTGGTTTGATGCTAAATTAAAAGCTAGATTAGATAAAATTGAAAGAGATTATAAGATAAAGTTTGAAAAAGATTTAAAGGATTCCTTCACACCAATCTTTGAACAAAAGGAACATAAAAAAACAACAATAAAGGCAAGAAAACTAGTCAGGGAAATGAGTTTAAGAGCTAAATGGTTAAAGAATTTTAAAGATTAATTCTTAATAATTTGCAAGAAAAATAACATTGTTTTATTGAATAAGAAGAGATAGGATAATGAATACACAGAGAAATAACTTCCGATGCCCACCAAGACACTGAAAATAGATGAGAACATTATTCAGGGAAGAAGTCATGGTATAGCCGTTGAATCTTATTGTCGTAAACCTTCCCCTCTAATTCAGATATTCTTAAAAGAAAGCAATGACTGAACAAAGAAAGCCCATTAAGCCAGGACAATTCGACCTCTCCTACATACCCATGGACTGGCCGTTGACGGCTCTAGGTAGAAATAAAGACCCTTACATAAGAGGATGGCAGAACAACCCCCTCAGTAAGACTGAGATAGAGCATGAGATGTCTGAGGGTAATTGTAAGGCTATTGGTTTACTTGGTGGTCCTGTTTATAATCATCCTTATGGTTTAGTCTGGGTAGATATAGATGGTCCTACAGTATATAAAGCAATACAAGATCTTTGTGAGTTAACACTGGATCAAGCCTTGCCTGATACCTTAACTATCTGCAGTGGTAAAAAAGGTAGGGAAAGAAAGCTATATAAACTCTTAAGACAGGATCATAAACACTTCATACGTAATAAATACACTTGGCATGCCGAGGCTCCCAAAGAAAAACTAGAAATACTTTGGAGCAAACATCAAGGTGTTTTGATGGGTCTTCATCCAGAAACAGAGGGTTATTACACTGCTGAGAATCAAGGGTTTGAATACGTCAATAAACTGCCAGAACTACCAAAATGGTTGTTGAATGCAATCATAAGTAAGAATGCTAGACAGGGTAGACCAGCTGCTCAAACTACCCGAATCGTGGGTCCTGGTTTTGCAGTTAACGCTAAAATAGGATTAGAGCGAGATATGCAGTTAGCAAAGGAAGCTATGTGGGCTTTGCCCCCAGAAGCTACTGATGACTACGATATCTGGATAACGATTGGTCAGTCACTTCATGCCTTAGATGAATCTCTATTGGATGAATGGGACATGTGGTCGAAGCAATCTGATAAATACCGTAAAGGAGAATGCCAAAAAAGATGGTTAGGATTTGATAAAGGCGGGGCTAGAACCCTAGGGTCTCTACTACATATTGCAAAAGAACATGGCTGGAAACCCTCTCAGGATTGGCGACAAGAAGGAATACCAGAAGCAGAGCTAGATAGACAAACAAACGAATTGAAATCTTCATACGAAACACCTATGCCTACACATAATAAGAAAAAACTCAGGGCAAGACCAGCTCTTACTATGGCTGATGCACCTTTATCAATACCTAGAGGAAGAGATCAGAAACCAAAGAATCCATCATCAGATATCATCTCCCAGATACTTCTACAAACTTATAAGGGAAATCTAAAATATAGTCAGAATCAGGACTGTTTCTTCATATACCAATACAGAAGTAACGGATTATGGTCGGGCATTTCTGATACTGAAATGAAAGGAGAAGTTAAACATAGACTGGATTTAGTAAAAGAAACACTGCTACCTAGTGGTTACAGTATGAATCTAGTTAACGATATTGTAGAACAATTAAGAATCTCGGTTATATTCGACGAATGGTACGAAGGTAACGACCACTTACTATTTACTAATGGAATCCTCAACATCAACACCAAAGAACTGCTGCCATTCGACAAAGGGATGCACTTCACCCAACAATTGCCCTACGACTACAAACCAGAATTGGAATGCGAACCAATCATCAAATGGCTCAAAAGAACCCAAGATGGAAACTGGGACAGGGTGCAAGTGCTCAGAGCATGGTTGCGGGCGGTGCTCCTAAGCCATTCAGACATACAGAAATTTGTAGAGATAGTCGGTCCAGGTAAATCAGGTAAATCTACTTACGCTAACTTAGCTCATGCACTGGTAGGAGATGACAACGCAATGATCTCCTCATTAGAGCATTTGGAGAAGAATCGTTTTGAAACAGCTAACTTATATAAGAAAAAGCTATTACTATTTAATGATGTAGAAAGATATGGTGGTTCTGTATCTGTACTGAAAGCTATCACTGGTAGAGACTTAATACGTAATGAAAGAAAGTTTCAGTCTGGTTCCCAGAAACCATTTAAGTTTAATGGCTTGGTAATGATTACTGCTAATGAGCCTATACAGACTACTGATCCTACCTCTGGACTAGCTAGAAGAAGATTAACTATACCTTTCGATAAACCCTTTCTTGGTAAGTCTGTCGACCAAAGGACATTAATAGATATGGATGATCGAGGTAGACCATTTGGAGACTTCGCTAATATGCTGCCCGGTTTAGTTAACTGGTTATTAGATATGTCTGGCGATGAGATGCGAGAGTATCTAATGGAGACAACTCAGAAAGTTAACTTCTTTGCAAAGCATCATAGAGAACAAATACTCAAGTCTAACCAGATTATGGATTGGATGGAGCATTGTTTAGTGTTTGATGAGAATGCTTCAGCTCCAATAGGACTGGCAAAAGCAGCCCCAGCTGGGTCATCTAATGTTTATATGGCATCTGAGAAGTGGTTATATGCTAGTTACTGTGAGTTTTCTAGAGCATCTAATAGCAACATCTTGGGTAGAAGTAGATTTGAAACTCTTCTAATAGATGTATGTGTTCATCAGTTAGGACTCAAAGTTTATAAGATGAAAGACAGAAGAGGAGTCAGAGTTGTGAATATAGCGTGTCGTATGTCCGACCAAAAGTATCTTACTTATCCTTCAATAATAGAAGTAGGACTAAACAAAGAGGAATGGATAGAGCAATATGGTAGTATATTGAACTCTCCTACTTAGAAATGCACGTTGGTAAACATCTGATTCTCGACTTCCATGGATGCAATGAAACGTTATTAGATGATTACAACGGTCTACTAAGTATATTTAAAGAGTCCCTAGTTCTATGTGATGCAACTGTTTTAAAGGTAACTGGTAATAAATTTGAACCTCAAGGCGTAACCTTATTAGCTTTACTGGCAGAATCACACGCTTCGTTACACACCTGGCCAGAGAATAAGTATTGTGCAATGGATTTTTATACCTGCGGACCTACTGCAAAACCTGAAGAAATAATTGAATATTTATATTTAAAATTAGGTGCTAATTCTCGTTTAATAAGAACCTTTGATCGTTCTCCAAAATTGTGTATATTTAAGGAAGAATAACAACCTTAAATGACAAAAAAACCAAAGCTTTTATGGATTGGAGATATAGTTGCAAAGACAGGATTCGCAAGAGTTACAGAAAACGTATTACCGTTTCTTAAATGTGATTTTGATATAACAGTTTTAGGAAACAATTGGTGGGGAGATCCCTCTCCACTACAGCAAGTTTACACAATGTATCCTTCCTCTAATCGTTTTCAGACTGCTCCTTTTGGAGAAGAGCGTATTAGAGAAATAGTAATGAAGATTAAACCAGACATAATATTCACAATTAATGATATGTGGATAGTTAATGAACAATATAAACAGATACAAGATATGCACAAAGATAATCAATTTAAATTTGTAGGTTATGTACCAATGGATTCCTACAATTGGGTTGGTTGTTTAACAGATACTGCTAACGATTGGGATGGAATTATTTCATATACCGAGTTTGGAGCCAGAGAGTTTATCAAAGCTGGAATCACACAACCAATAGCAGTAATCCCTCATGGAGTTACCGAGGGTCAGTTCTATCCAGTAGACAAAAAAGAAGCTAGGAAAAAATTAAAATTAGATGAAGATTTATTTATCGTATTCAATGGAAATAGAAATCAATTCCGTAAAAGAATAGACATTACATGTGAGGCATTTGCCAAGTTTGCAGTTGGAAAACCAGAAGCCAGAATGTATCTGCACATGGGAATGAAAGATCAAGGTTGGGATATCATGCCTCTGTTTAGTCGGGAAATGCGTAAGCAGGGATTAGATCCTAATGGGAGAATAATAATGACCACGAATACTCAAGATCCTCCAAATGTGGAGGTGGATATGCTCAACACTATATATAATGTATGTGATGTTGGAGTAAATACTTGTAAGGGCGAAGGATGGGGTCTGGTCAACTTTGAACACGCTGCATGTAAGATTGCACAGGTGGTACCAAATCACACCTCTTGCAAGGAGATATTCGAGGGTTACGGACAACTTATAGATTGCAACCATGTTGATGTCGACACCACTTTTGCTAGGGAAATGCCTTGCCCAGATGCTGATCACCTTACAAGCATCCTTAACGAACTGTATGAAGATAGAGGAAAACTTGAAGCGACAGCAGAACTCTGCTACATAAGAGCTACAGATCCACAGTTCCATTGGAAAAATATAGCTTCACAATTTGGTGGTGTGTTCCAGGATACGCTCAATGGTGTGAGTCATTCAGTTGTTGAGGAAGAATTGAAAGAAGAAAAGAGAAGACGGAAGAGTAAGAAAAGAACTATTGGAGCTGCTAAATGAAATTAAATCTACAAGAATTAAACATGATGAAGCACCAGTTGGAATTGACTCGTGCTTATAGAGGGCATGAATCTCTGGGTAGTCAGGTACATGAACCATGGCATGACGAGTTATATGATAAGGTTTTAGGGGAAATTAAGATGCTTGAGGAAGGAAAAGGTACCGAAGAATGTGAATGTAATTGGTGTCGAAATAAGAAACAAATTGAATATGATTTAAAAGAACAGTATCTAAAAGTATATAAGCCTTGGGGTTGGTATAAAGATTTATATGAAGGTCCTAGGTTTAAGGCAAAAATGTTATGTATTCATGAAGGAAAAAGGATAAGTTTACAACGACATCATTGGAGATCTGAAGTATGGACTATTGCAGCTGGAGCTGGTGCAGTATTCCTTAATGATGAATGGCATTTAGCACATCCAAAGATGACATTTGAGATCCCTGATTATTCATTACATCGTGCAAAATCATTAAAAGGTGATTTCTATATCTTGGAATTACAACATGGTGATGAATTATACGAAGAAGATATTGAAAGGGTTGAAGATGACTATGGAAGAACGTTATCATTAGGCTGAGGGAATGGGTACCCCTCGGTCATAAGGAAGGACTTCTCCCCTTACTATCACTAGTTGGGGGAGATTTTTTTTGTTACATTTTTCTACTAAAACATAGAATGAAATCTTTTTACTTTCGTCGTGAACTAAATTACATATTAGAGCAAAATGTACGTTCTATTAATAGACTCATAAGACAGTAAAAAACAGCGAATAAACATTACACTATTGACAAAATGTTATTTAAGTTAAAATCAAAAAGAAATTTATCTCATTCTTAGTTTTATGTCCCGTAATTATAAACCAATGCCTCCAATTTGGCGGCTTAATGAACTATTTGAACTGTCAGATGACTGTCCCAATGGTTTAATTTGGAGAGTAAATAAGGCAAAGAGTAAACCAGGAGATCCAGTTGGTAAATTAAATAAAGCTACGGGATATTATATGGTCTCCGTTGATAACGAAATGTATATGGTTCACCGCATTGTTTATTATTTAAGAACATATAGATGTCCAGACACTCACAGCGTTCAGCACATAGGAGATACAAAAGATAATCGAACACCTTTAATAGAAACTTATAAGATACCTCCCACCAAAAAATTGTTAGCTTCGGGGTTTAAAATCTGATGGCTAATATAATAAATAATTTAGAAAGTATTAATTTTAAATATATAAAAGATGCTGATAATGCATCTGATGAAGAACTAAATGAACAAGGATACTATCGTGGATATCCATGCCCCCATGGACATGAAATTAGGGAAAAAAATAATCATTGGTGCTATCACTGTGCAATTAAAATAAAAAGCAATATATGTGGCTTTGATTTAAACTATTTACACAACGATTATAAAAATAAATATTATAAATTATGGCAAAAAATAGACGTACAAGGCATTCATAACTGTTGGGAAATGGATTTAAAAGGTTTAAATACTCCAAAAAGAGTATGTTTTCCATCTTACAGAACCTTTTACAGTAAACAGAAATCAGAAAATGTTAATGCTCATAAGGCTATTTACCAGTGTGCGTGGGGAGATGTTGGCTCATTAAGTGTTACCAGAGTATGTGGTAATCCTTTCTGTGGTAATCCCTTACATATGGTTTCTAGTTGGAACAAAGGTCATTTACCCAATAGCATTCAACCTTTCCACATTGAATTTGATGCTGAGAAACTAATGAGGATACATACGGCCAGGAGTTTAAATAGAGAACAAGAAGTTATACAAGAAAAATATAAGGCAACTATCACTCATCCAACACTTGTAGAGGCTGCTCCAGATTATGATGAAGGTTAGGAATATAAAATAAGATATGACTCGTGTAAGTCAGAGACCACAGAGACAGAGAACCTCTGCTGATCCTCTACAGATCGGTACTTTCAATGCAACTTCCATAAGACTTTTAACAGGTAATTTAGGTCCTACTAGAAAACCTAATGCAGGTGGATATGGTGGAGGTACTTTTAATCACTGGTTCAAAGTAAAATTAGAAGAAAGTGGATGGATAATAATAGCTAATGGTTCTACTAAACCAAAATTTATAAATGTCTCTGCTTATGATTTAAATAAAAATCCTATAGAAGGTAGAGCAATATTTCAGGCCGATAGTATTGACCAGTTTAATTCTGACGGAGTAAGACAGTACCCTTATTTAGGTACGGTTCAAGGAGCACAATCAGATACTTACAATACCTTTGATACGAGAAGATTAGATAGAGGGGATGATAGATATTTTGCTTTACCTGTAGGAGAATATTTAATCTGCATATCTAGTGTCAGAAATGAACCTGTCGATTATTCTGTAGGTGTAGTAGTTGAGATTTCAGATCCATTCCCAGTTCTTCTTTTAGAGGACTTCTCTAGATTAATTTATGAGAACACTCCTGAACAAGATGACATCATATGTGATACAACACCTAACTTCACTGGAGATGATGCTCATGATCATTCATTAACAGAATGGAAATCAGCTTGGGAAAGAGAAAGACAAGCCAATGAACCCTTCCCAGAATTTCTAACCGCTTACACCACTACACTATAAAATGAACTCTAAAAAACTTTATAATCTACTTTTTGATGGAAAAGCAAAACCTTTTCCTAAATGTAAAGCAAAAAGTAACTTAACAACAAAGTTTAAAGATACCTGTGAAGAGTTCCCTTATCTAACACAATGTAAAGTTTATGATATCTAAGGTAAAAAGAAAGACAAAAGTTGTAACAACAAAGTTACAAACTGGTGATACTTTTAAATTGGTGGGCATCCCACATAAATTTAATCGAGGATACATATGGATAACAGGTATGGCTGTTTCCAAAAGTACCAGAGCCTTAAATGACTGGATGAAACGTAGAAGTAAGAGAAAGAATGTGATTAAATTAAATACTTTACCTCCAAAAAAAAGAAACTATAAAACATTTTGGATAGCTATCAATATAATTAAAAAATGGATAGAAGAAATACCAGAAGGAGATGGATTAGCACTTAGATGTGAAGGGGTAAATTCAGAACAATTATTTAGGATATATACAAAGTGGTTTGAAAAACATGAAAACATTCCTTGGGAGATATCCGAAGAGCATAAATCATTTTTCTTTTATAAAAAAAAGACTTAGAATAGGAGTGTTAATACATAAAACAATGATCGCTTTAATCAAACCAATATTAATAAAGTTTGCAACTTCAGAGCCAGTTAAGAAACTAGTTATTGAATTGCTAGAAAAATTAGTAGAGTCCACTGATACAGAATTGGATGATGCTGCTTTAAACATGGTTAAAAAAGGACTAGGTTATACGGTCACAAAGAAGTAATAGCTTAGACTTGTTGTAGCATCACGTTTATATATGGAAGCTACAAAGGATAAAAAAGAATCAAAGAATCCTCTCACCAAAATAAAAGAGGCTATTGATGATAAAGAAGAGCAACTAGCCATTCTTGGTACCTTTATTCGGCTTGGCGTTATGGTCTGGGCCGGATTCATAATTTCATTGAACTACATCTCTTTACCGGGTATCTCTAGTGATAAGGCACCTAAGGATATTACTTTTATAGCCAGTGTTTTCACGGGATGTCTAGCCACATTTAATGTGACTCCAGGTGGTAAGAAAAAGAAAGATGAGAAGGTTGGAGGATCTACAGCATCTGTTCCTACACAAATAATTAGAATAGAACAAGCTCCTCTAAAAATTACTACGGATACTAAGAAAAATGTATAGCAACAGAGAAAACAAAAGATTATCTATCTTTTCAATCTCTCTTGCTCTTTTATTAGGTGCATCAAACATCTCCTTGGTTACTTACTTAGTAAGCACAGCAAATCATAAATCAATACCTTCTTTTGATATACCAGTTGGTCCTTATACTTCTTATCGTTTAACAGCGAATAAAAATGGATATACTCTTTCTTATAGAGCAAACGATCCAAAAAAACTTCTAACACGTACAAGAACATCTACCCCCAAAGGACTATTTGGAGGTAAGACAGAAGAAGTAGAAGTATTTGAAGAGAATACTATTCTTGGTAAAGCATCCTCTAAAGAAGGAGAAGGGATCACTGATGAAATGATTGCTTGTATTAAAACTGAAGGAGCTGGAGAATCTACTGGTAGGTTGATAGGTACATCTATCGGAACAAAAGCTGCACCGGCTGTGTCCCAAGTACCAATAGTAGGCTGGTTAGCTGCTGGCTGGAT